CCTTGGCCGCGACCGAGCGCACCCAGATGACGCTCGCGGCCAAGGCGCAGGAGGGCGACAAGGACCGGCAGTTGCAAGAGGGCGAACTGCGCGCCGAGTACGAGATGGGGCTGGGCGAGCTCGACCTGGCAAGCCGCGAGCTGGCGCAGAAGTACGGCATCAACGCCGACACGCTCAAGACGCGCCTTGCCGAAAAGACCATGACGCTGCAGACGCAGGTCGCGCTGGACACCAACAACAAGGCGGCGCAGGTAGCCACTGCCGCAGCCGAACCTGCGGGCCGCGCCCAGGACGGGCACGCCTTCACGCAATAGCTTTTCTTCTGCCAGCCGTTCTTGCGGCACGACGCCGCTTGCGGCCGACTTCTGACCAATCACTCACTTCAAACAGCATCAGAGGCTAAATCATGCAACTGTTCAACAAATTCTCCGAACTCACCGTCGCCAAGAAACTGCGTCTTGGCTTTGGCGCCGTCATCAAGACCGTCTCGCGCTCTGGCGCGGAAACGGAACTGGACCTGTCGGAGCTCGCCACGCTCAACGGCAACACCGCCACCGGGACCGAACTGACGCGCACTTGTGACGTGTCCGCCCGTCTCGTGGCCGCTGGCGCGACGCTGGCCGTGACCGAGGCGCTGCACGACGGCAAGACCATCAAGCTGGACACGGCTGCTGGCTCTGTCTGCACACTGCCCGCTGCCACCGGCTCGGGCGCCGTCTTCAAGTTCATGGTCACTGTGACCCCCACCTCCAACGCCCACATCATCAAGGTCACGGGCAACGACGTGATGTACGGGCAAGCGTTCGGCGTGGACGGTGACGGCGAGCCCGGCAACGCCTGGGCGACCGGCGCTGACAGCGACACCATCACGATGGACAGCGGCGCGACTGGCGGCGAGATCGGCGACTGGTTCCTGGTGCAGGACATCGCCGCCGACAAGTACGCCGTTTCCGGCTGGCTGACGCAATCGGGCACAGAGGCCACGCCGTTCTCGGCGACCGTCAGCTAATTCAGTCGCTAGTCCCACGCACAAGGGCGTTCTTCGGAGCGCCCTTTTTCATTGGGATCGGGAAAGCACACATGACCCCTCAATTCAAGTTGACGCGAGCCGAGGCACAGAGCGCTTTGTGGAAGCGCCTGGCCGCGTGGATCGAGTCGGAGCGCAACCAGATGCGCGTCCAGAACGACTCCACCACGCTGAGCATCGCCGATACGACAGCGAAGCGCGGAGAAATCCGCTTCGCCAACCGAATTCTTGCCCTGGCCGACGAGGCGGGACAGGAATCGCGGCAGCCCGAGGCAGTAAGCCCCGAGTCTGCATTTCTCCCGCCTCAAGGCGGGGACGAGTGAATTGGAGTAGGCGATGAGCCTGGAAAGCGACACTGAACTGCAATCCACCAGCGAAGACCTGAGCGAAAGCGTGCCCGTTCTTGCCGATGACGGCGAGGACGACGGCGGTTTCGAGGCCGGCTATGCGAGCACCAACGGGGAAGTCGGAAACACCGAACTGCCCGACGATGAGGAAGCCGCGCCGGTCGAGGAAGAGGTCAAGCCCGAAGCAACCCCCGAGCCGACCCCGGCTCCCGTGGTGAAGATCGGGCGCTGGACGGAGGATGAACTCGCTGAACGGTTCGCCGAACTGGAGTCCCTGAAGAAGGGAACCTCCACCATCGCGGGCCACATCGGCAACATCCAGCAGCGCCTCAGTGGGCAGGGTCGAAAGACGCTCACCCCCGACGACCTGAAGAAGGTGCGGGAAGAGTACGGCGACGAGTTCGCCGTGGCACTGGCGGAAGACCTGAACGCAGCCGGACTCGGCGGCGCGACGGGACCGACGCAGGCCGAAATCGACCAGATCGTCAGCGCCCGCATGGAGCAGCGCACCAACGAGCTTGAGCGCAAGTTCGAGAAACGCCTGGTGTTGCGAACCCACAGGGACGCCGACGAGCACTTTTCGTCCATCGGCGAGGACGGCAGCGTGGTTCACGGCCCCAAGGCCCTGGAGTTTCGCGCCTGGCTTGCCACCCAACCGAAGGACCGGCAGGAGCTGGTCGCGTCGAGCTGGGATTCGGACGTGATGATCGCCGCCCTCTCGGACTTCAAAGCCTCCAAGACACCGCCCGCCACGCCTGCACCGACGCCCGCGCCGGCCGCAGCGCGAACCAGTCGTGTCGCACGCGCCGTCGCCCCGCAAGGAGCCGGAGCCGCGACACCGCCCTCTGAAGACCCATTCGAGGCTGGCTACAAGGCCGCCAAGGGCAGGGGGTGACGCAATGAAACCCATCACATAGAAGGAGCCCACCATGGGCATGCAACTTTTGGCGACCCAAACCGCACGGGTCAATAAGCTCAAGGGCGAAATCCTCGCCCACGCGGAACCCAAGGAAGTCCTGGGCATCACCGGCGAGCAGAAGGACATGGCGAAGAACGTAGGCAACAACTACGTTTTCCGCCGCTTCCTGCCCTTCGGCGGCACGGACAACGTGTGGATCACCGGCTCGAACGTGGCCGGCTTCGCGGGTGCCCATACCACCGTGGAAGGTGTCACGCCCAGCGCCGACACGCTCACGGCCACGGACATCACCGTCAGCCTGACGCAGTACGCCTGCCTGTACGCCGTCTCGGACCAGACCGTTGACCTCTACGAGGACGACATCCCGGCCGAGATGAAGAAGCAGACCGGCCAGCGTATCGGCCTGGTGCGCGAGATGGTGCGCTACGGCGTGCTCAAGGCCGCGACCAACGCCTACTACGCGGGTGGCACGGGCCGCTCCACGGTGGACGAGTCGATCAGCCTGAACCTGATCCGCAAGGTCACGAAGTCGCTGCAAAGCAACCACGCCGAGATGATCTCCAAGGTCATCGCCGCTGGTCCGAACTTCAACACCTCGCCGGTGGAAGAAGGCTATCTGGTGTTCGCGCATACCGACATGGCCCCGGCCATCCGGGATCTGGCGGGCTTCACCAAGGTCGCCGAGTACGCCGGCATGAAGCGGGTTCACCCGCTGGAGATCGGCGCGTGCGAGAACTTCCGGTTCATCCTGAGCCCGGAACTGGCCCCGTACACCGACTCCGGCGCCACGGCGGCGGGCACGGGCCTGTATACGTCCTCGACCAAGGTTGACGTGTACCCGATGATCGTCGCGGCCGAGAACGCCTGGGGCCAAGTCGCCCTGAAGGGCAAAAAGTCCATCGACGTGACCTGGATTCCGCCGGGCACCAAGGACACCAACGACCCGCTCGGCCAGAAGGGCTACATCGGCGCCAAGACCTACTTCGCCTGCACCATGCTCAACCAGGGCTGGGCTGCGGTGGTCGAGTGCGGCACGCCTGACCTCGCCTGATAAAGGCACAGGGCTGGAGCAATCCGGCCCTTTTTCATTCCCCATTTGAAATAGGAGATCGCCATGACGATCACTGCATCCGCAATCTACCCGACCGAATCCATGAAGATGGCTTCCGGCTCGCACCTGGACGACGCCGCCTCCCCGGCTGCGCTGTCCGTCTCGCCGGGCTTCAACCCCCGGTACATCCGCATCGAGAACGAAACCGACCGCATTGCGTTCGAGTGGTTCTACGGCATGACCTCGACCTACATGGTCAAGACCATTGCCAACGGCACGCGCTCGCTGGAAACCTCCGCTGGCGTGACGGTGACGGCTTCGGGCACGGGCTCGGCCGCCTCCTTCGGCTGCCCGATTCTGCAGAACAAGCAGTACCGCTGGGTCGCGCTGGGCTGATCTTCAGCCGGCACCAAGACAAGGCCGCCTTCGGGCGGCTTTTCTTTGGGCCATTTTCTCAACCAACCGAGACACACCATGCCACGAGGAATCCCCAACAAGGGCGGGTCAAACCAATCCCCCGCCCCTGAAGGACTGGAAGTACCGCAAGTAGAAGCAGAAACAAAGGCCGCTGAGACTCCGGCCGAACCCACCGTCAAATTGAGCGACGTGGAAGCGATGATGCAGCGCATGCTGGCCGCCGCCGAAGAGCGCTGGGCCAAGCACACACCCGCTGTCATCCACCGCTCGCTGGACGCCGAATCGACCACCCCGGACAAGGTGCTCGACATCCCGACGCGCGGCGACCTGGACGCGATGGCCCGCTCCGACCTGGACCTGGCGCGCGGCGACCCGGTGACGTGGGAATCCAAGGCCGCGCAACTGGCGTTCCTGAACGAGAAGATCTTTATCCGCATCGCGGAAACGAACGACCCGAACGAGCAGGAGATCGTCTTCCTGTCGGTCAACGGCAAGCCGGTCTGGCTCAAGCGCGGGCGCGTCGAGTACGTGCGCCGCTGCTACGTGGAGCAGTTGTTCCGCGCCAAGCCGCAGAAGGTCAAGGTCACGGTCGCCAAGAACACCGAGGGCGAAGTGGTCAACCGCACCACCAAGTCCAGCGCGCTGGCCTACCCGTTCGAGATCGTGCGCGACGACAACCCCAAGGGCAAAGCCTGGGCGCAGCAGTTGATGCGCGAAGGCTGAAAGGCAACCGATGAACTTCCTGGAACTGGCCGTTCGCACGTATGAAGAGTGCGGGCTCGTCAACAACCCGCCGACTTCCGTGCTCAATCAGACGGGCATGGCGAAAAAGGTCGTGCAGTGGGTCTTGACCGCCGCCGAAGAGATCAGCGACGAGCAGCCGGACTGGAAGTTCAACTACTCCACCACCTCGCAGGTGCTGTCCTCCGGCACCGGCGAGTACGACCCGGTGGCCGACTGGTCGATCACGCCCAAGCGCTTCGATCAGCTAGCAGGTTCGGCCTACGTCTACAAGACGGCCACGGGCCTGTCCTCGCGCCAGTGGCTGTACTACCTCGATTGGGAAGCGTTCCAGGGGCTGAACATCCCCGAGGTCGAGTCCACGGCGCCGATCTACTGGACCGTCCGCCCGGACGGGTATGTGGTCTACCACCCCAGCCCCAACTCCGGGGACTGGACCGTGGTGCATCGCTATTCGACGGATGAAACCGCGATGGCGGCCAACTCGGACGAGCCGGGCATTCCGAGCAAGTACCAGATGGCGATTGTCTGGCGAGCCGTGATGCTGTACTGCGGCAACGACGGGGCGGGGGATCTGTACCGGCACGCCAAGAACGAATTTGACCGGCTGATGGAGCGCATGACGCGCGGCCAGACCCCGCAATGGCTCGGGCCGGGAGCGCTGGCGTGAGCGTTCGCAGCGAATACACCCCGCTCGGAGGTGGGCTGGATCTGGCTTCCTCGCCGATGGCGGTCAAGCCGGGGCGGCTGGAGCAGTGCCTCAATTACGAGGAAGTGTTCGGGCTGCAGGGCTACCGCGCGATCAAGGGGCAGGAGCGCTTCGACGGCAGGGCTTCCCCGTCCGACGCCGAATACACCATCCTCACCTTCGACGCCGGGGACGCCGCGATTGCCGTGGGCGATACCGTGACCGGCGCGTCGGCTTCCGGGCGGGTGGTGAGCGTCACCTTGTCCTCGGGTTCCTGGGTCGGGGCCGATGCCGCCGGCGTGCTGATCCTCACTTCGGTCACGGGAAGCTGGGCCGACAACGACGCGATCCAGGTGTCCGCCGTCACCAAGGCCACGGCCAACGGCGCGAGCGAAGGCGGCTCGGCCGGCGACGCCAGCTACCAGACGCGCCTGACGGCGGCAAGGGAAGCGCTCCGTACCCTGATCCAGAAGGTGCCGGGCGAGGGCTCGATCCTCGGGGTGCATATCTACCGCTCCACGGTCTATGCCGTGAGGAACGCCGTGGGCTCGCTGTCGGCTGTGCTCTACAAGTCCACCGCCTCGGGCTGGAGCGCGGTGCAGGCCGGGCTCATTCCCGGTGGTTCGTGGAAGTTCAAGAACGCCAACTTCTCCGGCGCTTCGACAACGCTGGCGATGTTCGGGGTGGACGGCAAGAACCGCCTGCTGAAGTACGACGGCAACACCGTGACCATCGCCGCGCCGATCTTCGGCTCGGAAGGAACCAGCACCTCGAGCGTTGCCATCGGCACCGGGGCCAAGACCTTCACCATCGCCGAGGGCTCCAGGTCGTGGGTCGCCACCGATTCGCTGACCATCTGGGACGCGGCCACCGCTGCCAATTCGATGACCGGCACGGTGACTTCGTACAACTCGGGGACGAATACGCTGGTGATGAACATTGACAGCGTGACCGGCTCGGGAACCAAGAGCGCCTGGGTGATCGGCGACGCCGCGTTCGAGGACAAGCCGTTCAACCTGACGGCGCACAAGGACCACCTGTTCCTGGCCTATCCATTGGGTCAGTTGCAGACCTCCAACCTCGGCGACCCGATGACCTACACCACGACGGCATCGCTGTTCGGGCTGGGCGACGAATTGACCGGGCTCACCACCCTGAAAGGCGCGCTGCTCGGCGTGTTCTGCCGCGAGAAGATCCAGTTGCTGGAGGGCAGTTCGGCCACCGACTGGGTAATGACG